GTAATTGCACATCCAATGCTCATGAACCAAGCGAGAATTTCTAGTACGCAACGTACAGGATTTTCTCGCCAGTCTTCGCGAATGTAGCTGGCAATGCCTGCAAGAAGTTGGCGCATTAGATCTTGTTGCCAGTGACGTCGAGGATTTCTTCAACTGCGTCAAGGTCAGATTGATCCTTTTCAAAGTCACCTTTGAATGCTTTGGTAATGGCCTTGTTCAGCACTGCTGGCTTGATTTCCATTTCTTCTGCAATGGCAGCAACAGTTTCCTTAAGGCCCACGCTAAGGTCGTCAATTTCACGTTTGACTTGGATGCCCTCTTGGATCACTCGTTTAAGTTTTGCGATTTGTTCTGGTGAAAAGCTCATGTATATCTCCGGTTAGTTAAAGGCTTACCTAGCAAGTATACACGAGCGTTAGCTAATTGTCAAGTGCTTTTGCGTTCGATGTCTTCTTCTACACATTGTGATCCAAATTGGATCTCTACGATGCGACATGGCTCATCAAACGGGTTACTTAGTTGGTGCCATTCGCCAATGGGAATCTGATGAGTCGTGTGTAGTCCGAGCTCTTTTGGAGGCAGTTGGTAGCCGCTGCTCATCTGACTGTTTACTACACACCGCCCTTCGCTTACATGCCAATATTCATTACGGTATGCATGACGTTGCATGCTTAAACTTTGACCCGGCATAACTGTTAGTTCTTTTACTTTTGTACCTGGCACTTCGTGTAGTACGCGATAGTAGCCCCATGACCGTTCTGTCTTAGGAGCTTTCCATTCTTCTAAGATCCACGAGCTTGAATTGGCTTTATTGCTGCCACCTACACCAAATTTAAACAGCACATTCTTAACTGACATTTCGGGAATATTTGCAGCAGTTCGATCACCACCATTGACAAACACAAGCTCAGCATAGGAATAACTTTGTTGCATGCTTTCCAATAGTTTGACCGCACTGTCGTCACTATCATCAAACGCTACAACTTCATCTACACATTGCAACGCTTCTAGCACTGTGCGTCTTTCTGCAAACGGCATAAAAGCTCGACCCTTCTTGCGTTCAAGCCAAGCATCACTGTTTAGTCCAACAATTAGGATATCACCAAGTTGCCTTGCGGCTTTAAGATAGGCAATATGCCCACTATGGATAGGGTCAAAACCCGCCTGTAGCTAGAACTATCTTCATACTACACCCCCTTTCTTAGATGGTCTTCCTAATATCCAACCATCTGGTTGAGTATTTTCAAAATAATATTTTGTTTTGCCCAAATGATTGTGATAAATTTTCATTCCTTGTATTTTATTGCAAGCAGTCCGCCTCATTTCAATTTGTGCAGGATCTTCGAACTGTTTTTTGTTTCCTTGGCGCCAGCGTTGGATTGTTTCTTCAGAATACACTTTACCGGAGCGACTTGGCATAACCTGTAACGCTCTCTTAGCCCGCATCTTTGCTCTAACTTCTGCTGAATGAGTTTTTCCATAGAATGGATTATTCTCACCACGTTGATGTTTAGAAATATTTTCTCGTGTATTTGCTATTATGGCATTGTATGTTCTGGAAGTAAGTTTGTATCTCTGTTGGTGTTGGTTCTCTTGATTAATCAGGCATCTTATAGCATATGACATTTTCATTTTATCGGTTCCGGTTGTCATTTTTACTAACAATCTATGACAAATAAAATGTTCTCTTGCAGTCAATGACACCAAATTTTCTTTTTTATTGCTGCCCCCAAGACTGCGGGGAATTATATGATGTTTTTCAGAATACCCAGTGACTGGGTTAGATTTCCTATTTTCAATGATGCGGTAATAACATTTTGAGTACTTGTTTTTAATAAACATAGTGTATCTCCTACATGTTTATTTATGCAAGGTGGGACCAAATCCCCCAGTGGCAATTATGATTTTCATACTATTATTTCTTTCTTGGATTTCCATAATGGATCACCTTACATCCGTACATGTTCGGTAATTTGCGCCACGGATCAACTAAGATACTGCCTGGTGGAATTGCGCAGTAGAAAATTTCATCTTGGATTTCAACTCCTGTGCCTGAGTATGTTATTGCTGCATTGTGTGCCATTAGCACTACACTTGGAACTTCAGGTTGGTGAAAGTCTTCTGTTAGAGGATCTACATAATGCAACTCTACACCAGCAGCACTAACATAATGTCCGACTAATTCACTATAGCTGCCAATTGTGTATTCAACATATGGCTTGTATGCACGACCATGAATTACCACGGGCATGTTGTTTTCTTTGCTTAAAGCAATCAAGCGTTCAGCCATCTTTTTAGCTTGCATGTCTCGACTGCCCATAAACGCATGGAACAAATCGTAACCAAGATCAAGCTCTTGTGCTAACCAGCGTAGTGCAATATTATCGCGTGGATGGCAAGCGCCGGCATCACCCATACCTGCTGTTAAGTATCGCGGCCCAGTGATACGTTGTGTAGCTGCCTTTAGTGCATCAGTGACGACGTCTACGTTGATATTGCCATTTGCTTCAGCAACGTCTTGAATCATATTAACAAGACCAATCTTAGCAGAGATGAATGTATTGTAGAAAATCTTAATAGCTTCTGCTTCGTCCCAAGTGCCCACATTAATCTGTGGTTCATTTTTCATAATAGGTTTGTAAAAGTCAATTAGTAAACCTGCGTCACCTGTACGACTTCCATCTTCTGTACCAATGATTAAACATTCTGGATTGACCATATCCCACTTCACAGAACCCATTGCAATAAGATAAGGATTGTAAATGAAACGTGCGTTGGTAATAAGCGGTTCTAAGTGCTTGCGAACTGTGCCTGGCAATACTGTGCTAATCAGAACTACCAATTGACTTTTATTAACATGTGGATTGATTTCAGCTAATACACGTTGCACAATAGAATAATCAAAGTCTTTAGGTGGCAAATCTGTAATCGGACTACTGCCGCCATAGGCCGGGTCATGGGGAGTTGGTACTGCTACAAAGATTAGATCACATCCAACAACTGCTTCGGCAACGGAACTTTTAATGTTAACCGTTAAAGTTGGATCTACGATGTTAACGTCATACCCGCAAACTTCGTAATGTTCAGCCATTACTTCTGCACACGGCAAACCTAACTTGCCCAATCCAATCATTGCTACTTTCATTGTCAATCCTTAATTAAAATAGTATTTATTAAAATGAATTCCAGATGTTTTCTACAATTCGATAAAGTTGTCTGTATTCGTCTTCTGAGCAATTGTTGGCCCATTGTGCATTGAACAACTGTTGGTTATGCTCAACCACTGGCTGCATAGAAGCTCGCATATTAATCAATTGATCTCTTGACATCATGCTTAATCTTTTTAGTTCATTTGCAATATGTCGTATTCGGTCACCGAGATTTTTTATTACATCGTATCCTTCGTCCCACCAGGCACCGTAAGTATAGTAGCCCATTTCTCTTAGAGCCTTGAGCATGCCGGGACTTGACACTAGCATAAAAGGGTGACCAACTGCTATAGTTTTCCAAGTCTTTTCCGAAAAGAATAGCACATTGCTATCATACAGTGTTTCGGGTACTAAGCTGCAAAATGTTCGATTATAGTGTTCTTCTACTATGTTCCAAGCTGGATTATTTGCGCCCAGATCCATGTCAATTTCTTTGGGGATCATGCTGTCTAATATCACAGCTTCGGGTTCTAATCCAGGACGATCGTATAGTTTAACTCTGCGAACACTGTCCTTTATATTGTCACCGTAATAGCTAACAAGGCCGCGATCAACTATTCCTGCACGAATCAACTCACACATTAGTATTGTGCGATGCGGTCTTGGACGGCGATTATAGCTTAAAAATAAGTCCTGCGAATCGATTGGGTTAAATGCAGTAGTATGCTGGCGTGTACCCGGTACCCAACAAAGAAAGTGATTGATAGGGATCGTAGTAAAGTTAAAGTCTCGGCTCAGCTGGGCTCCTTTAAAATTGCCATGAATATAATAAACTTGATCGCGTGTTAAGCCGTGTTTAACACACCATGAATTTAGTATTTCATAATCATCTTTGAAATTTATTTCACCGCTTGTGCCTTCCAGCGGAAACATTAACACAATACGAGCACGATTGGCCTTGACATCTTCAAACACTACAGGATCAACAAAGTCAAAACCGTAGTTTCTATTGTTAGAAAAATAACTTGTATCCCTGACCATAACAGGGAATATATACTTCTGATTCTTCAAGTTTGGTAAGTGTGTGTATTTTACATTGCCGTGTCGATAAAGAAAATCATTGCGCATTGGCTGTCCATTTAGCGCCAAGTTTGGCTCCGGGCGGTAATAATTGCCTAGGTCAAACCATTGGGTACCGTGTGTCAAT